TAATCCTTGAATAACGGATGACGAACAAAGTCTTTTATAACTTCTTCGTCTTTAGAAATGTTAGCAGATAATTTTACTGCCATAGAATTTTTAATTGTTGCAGGCATAGTCGCCTTAATAGTTTTCATAGCTTTTTTCTCCTTCTATGAATAAATAAAGTACAGAGGGATAAAATACCCTCATAAATAATTTCGCCCCGGCGGGGCAGATTAGTTACTAGTAAACTACTACCGCCGGATCGGCTAAATAACATAAGAAAGAATATATTTCGTACAATGAGACCCGAAGGGACACTGCCGAAATTAAGACAAAGGTGACAGGTGAGTATTCGACGACCAGAGACGCAGCAACGCGGGCCACATCCCAATGTTGCAAGCGTCGGAAGTCGAATACGGTGCCGCCCTCTCTTATTAGTATTATAGTATTAATTAATATACTATATTAAATACTAATAAAGGGCGGACACCTGTCACCGAACAATATACTTATATAGGACTTGCCCCGCAGGGGACCCTCCGTCAGGAGGCCCCCGGCAGGGACAATTTCCGTTAGGAAATTTCTCTTAGAAATCTTATATAAGTATAATTAGAAACTGTCGGGCCCTCGCTCTACTAAGCAACTTCTTTGAATAATGCTAGAGAGGAGGACCCGAAGGGTAAATTAATCTAATACTGTAAGCATTAAAGCTACAGACTTAATTTCTTTCCCTTGTTTCTCGAATTGATTAAAGCACATGTTGTCCACATGCACCTTAACTTTAGCTTCGCCGTAAGATCTCATAATCATCTCGCGAATTTCAGAGGATAAAGATATAGCACATAATTGTGCATATCCATCTCCTTTTAAAGACTTTACGAAAATGCCGTCTGATGGCGCTTTACCGTCTAAGCCCTTTGCTTTAATAGCTTTTGCTACAGAGCCTGCCATTAAGACAAACTCTTCGTATCTAATAACTTCGCCATTAGAGTCTTCTTTATGGAAACCTTGTGCTACCGCAACTTTTGATGCAGCATTAGCAAAGTCATTGGATTTTACTAACAACTGCTTCTTAGGACGGTCAAGTTCCATACCGTCTAACGGTGTTACGATAATGTACAAGCTACCATTTTCGCGCACGAATAATTCATATGATCCATTCACAGTCGGTTCGCAGAATAAATATTCATCTGCCGAAAGACCTTTGTTGAAGAATACATATTCGCCTTCTTCATCATCAAGACCTGTTGCTGGTTTATAGGCATCAGCAGCGCCTTTAAAACGAGGTGTTACCTCAACAACACGAAGAGATTCTAATTGTTTCTCTTCGTCTGCGTTATCCCATGCATAATGCACGAGATCTTTCTTTAAACAAACGGATCCATAAATAAATCCTGCTTCGCGAGCAACTTTGTATACATTATTTTCATCTGGGTTAATATCCATACCCCAGATTAACATATTACGAACATAGCTCGCAATTTTACTCATTGGGGAGCTCATTAGCTCCCCTTTAATATTCTCATTAGAAGACTTACGGATGTCTTCAATGAGTTCGTTAACATATCCAGTGAGACCTTTTGCTTCACTGTTTTGTTTTTTCAAGTTAATACCATAAGCATCTACCGTAGCTTTTAGTTGCTCTAATGCAACCTCAGCTACTTCATTCTGGATCTCATACAATCCAGATTTAATGCCTAAACTTTTTTGTTGTTGTTGTTTTTGATTGATTTTCATTTTGTTTCTCCTCTTAAAAATTCTCTACCAATCTTAACAGCATCACTCAAATTAAGCGTGCCATTTTCAATATCTAAATCGATGCATGCATATTGTTTTCTACGCATGCTGTGGATACCTTTAAGCATTTCACCTAAAGGATCAAAAGCTGTACCAGGGCCAGCCTTGGCCATATCAATGATATGACCAATGATACTTGGCGCGATAATTAATACGTCGACCAAGTAATTTAATATGGATTTATCATCCATATTAGAAGCCAAGAAATCTTCATACATGGCTTTAACTTTATCTGTACAACATTCATCTTCATGAATATCGACATTAGCCATATAATGACGTTGATATTCTGGCTTGGATACATCTACTTTGAGATCAAGATTCTTGCGAATAATGTCGCAAGACTGATGGAACACGATTGTTCCTCGTGTTCCAACTATTTCAAGAACGAGGGAAGATTTGTTTACATATTTTCCCACATTCATGTCGGTCAAGCCAGACACAAACACGTTCTCGATAAATTCAGCATAACTAGCTGCTTCAAGTAAGCCTTGAGCAGCTACCTCGCTTTTGATACCGACCATATAATGGACCTTGCCATCATATAGGTCAGCATCTGTGCCGACGAGCCATAGGTGTTTGTCGGTATCATGATCCGACCCCCCTTGGCTCATCTTGAAATATTCGCTGCCTGTGCAAATGAATCCACTAATCGGAATCATTTTTAGCTCATCTAAAGCAGCGTTAACTAAACCTTGAGCTAACTTTTCAAGGTTTTTTACCACGCCTTTGGACGCTAAATATTTCATGGCATCCTTAACGTATTCGTCATATCTGTTATTTAACAGATTAACGAAATATTGTGATGGATAAATCACAGCATTGTAGGATTCCCCTGCATGAGGGAATCTAATGCCTTCAGCTTTGATACCCAAACCTAAGTTAAGGCAAAGTTCCATAAGCTCTTTGTTTGATTCAGTAGCAATAAGTTCTGCTTTAACTTCTGAAGATATTTCTTCTCCAGTTACATCTAAAGCACGATATCCGCACTTTCTTAAAGTACGGATAAACTTAGCGTTGGATACACCAATTTGGTGTTCCTCAACTAAGCGATTGCTGGAGAATTTAAGAATAGGATCTACCTCAGCAGTAGCCATAAAGCTACCGCAACCGCTGTCCCATTTGGAGTTTTCGAACATCTTGTTCAAAGCCTCTACTATATTCTTTACGAAGGAGATGCCAACTTGAGCATCTTCTTGTAAAATTTGAGGCATAAGAGCAACAGCTCTATCCACTTCAGAGCCATGATAATTGCCATGGAAATGTGCTTCAATCTTAGAAGAAATTTCTTTTTTCGCTACTTGCGCAATATATGCGCGATTTAATTTCTTGTTCATAGTTTTCTCCTCTCTGAACAAACAACTGAGCTCCTACACAACATATTGACAGTGTTGTGTGGAGATTCTCCCACGAGTCTCGTGGAAGAATTGAAGGATGCGCCACTCCCATGCTTTAGGAGATGGTGCCAATTCAGGTGTACGTTTCATTCCGTTTTCGTCTGTTATTGCTAACAAACGACCTTTCGGATTACCAAAGAAGGCAACATTATAATTGCCTTTCTTATAGTACTCACTAAATTTTTCAGCATAGATTACACCATCTTCCATGCTATAGATTTTAACTTTATCCATAGCTAAGAAAGCTTGTTTCCAAGCTTCCATTGATTTACCATGGAGAGGCTGAGAACCAACCTTAATACTTAAGGCTGTGATCCGCATTTGGTGATACGACGGTTTGCTAGCTGGCATACCATAAGTGGAACAAAACCACTCGTGGTTATGATACGCCATTCCGTCATACGAATCTCCAAAGTCTGTGCTATCGAGTTTTGGCACGATAGCTATACAGTCTTTATTTAAATCAATACCTATAGTTTGTGCTGGTGCAGCAAACAAACCTACGTATGTGTTTAATTTCTGTGCTTTGCCCGGTGTTAGGGCAATTGCAGTAAAGCCTTGCGCGCAAAGAGCCTGAACACGTGCTTCAAATTTTTCACGTTCAGACTCAAATACCATTACAATCATCATTTGTCTAATCATAGACGGAGATAATTGTAACGCGTTAAGATAACGAAGTAACGGATGTTTCTTCGTTAACTCAAGTACAGCAATTACATCTTGGACTTCCCTTAAATGAGAGAAATCCAATTTAGCAATGCCGGGGATATAATTGTTCGTGTCAACGAACACTTTATTCTCCCATCTAGTATTATCAGATGGACCATCCAAGCAAATGATACCGGTAGCAATAGATGCACGGATAGTATCTCCATGCTCTAAGATACCGGATACTGGCAAGCTAGACATGCTTGCATGAGCAAGCGGTATCTTTGCTTTACCCTTCAACTCGAATGTAAAACTAGATACATTGGCAGTTTCAAACTGCTGCAATGCACCCAAGTCTTCCATATAATTATGGAAGACAGTTTTTGTTGCTTCTTGAACAACTAATTTTAATTTTAAATTTCTTGGAACCATGTTATACCTCCCAGAATAACATTAAAATAAAAATAGTTTAACGTCATTTCGGACAATAATATAAACAGATTATTTAATTTGTTTTAAATCTGTTATATCTTCGAAACATTTGCTTGGAGCATTATTTTCACGCATCCAAGTTTTGGCTTGTTCAAGGCCATTAAAGCCTTTGAACTTAGAACTCTTGCCATCAGTGAGCTCTTTACAACGAGCCCACTTTAACACGAAGCCTGTATATTCTACGCTAATTACAGCGTAGAAATTTTTGTTTTGCCCTTCTGGACGAATGAAAACTTCTTCTTCTTCAGTACCGGAATTTACTGAAGACTCTACTGCTACTGCTACTTTTTCAGCAATGGCTTCGGCATTTCTTTTTATTTCATTCCATGCCCAATACGTCATATTGTACTCTTTAATAGTACAAGTCTTTTTACTGATATGACCGACTGGAGCTACAAAAGATAGCAACCGATTATTGCTATCTTTTACTAGTACTATTCCATGGCATGTTGCCATTTGAATATCTTTAAAGCCTAAACCTTCATAAAAGGCTTTAGCTTTTTTTCCGCCATTAATGATGGAAAGATATTCCTTTTTACCGGAGAAAGTTTCTCCAGTAGAATTTAACAAACCAGATACAAAGAATTTTTTTAAATTTGTTGTTGTAGTCATAATAGACCTCCCTTGCCTTATGGCATTAAATAAAATAAAGGGCATAAATATATCCCTTATATAAGAGCTATATCTTATATACAATATAGCTCTTATATAAAGAATGAGTTAGTATTTATATAGCGTCCTAACTCACGACGCTTCTCTTAGCACCTAAACACTACAATGTAATGTAAGGTGCTAAGATAACTGCTCCTGCTACTACTAGACCTGCTAGTACAACAGAAGCAATTACTATAATAAGAATATCTCTGTACATAGTTTCACCTCCTATTCTATATAATGAGATATATACGTTGCTATAGTTTATAGTCATACAGCTGGACTGTAGTAGCTGAACCTATCTACCTATTTGTAGATAGGAACAGCTACTTTGTCTCCCGGATGAATGGTGTAGCTGGTTGCACCTCCTTCCATCTTGCGAGACTCAGCCACTGCTGTTGCAGCAGCTTCTCCAAGGGGGGAGGCAACCCTCCCGGTTTTTTTTTGTTTTGAGGGGGGGATGTTTTTTTTTTTTTTTT